TCTACAGAAGAAATTTTAATTGCCGGTAATAAAGTTCGGATAACCGGCCAGACTACTATTGAAGACGGTGTTATCGGTAGAGCGCAGATAGCAAATCTCGCAGTTGGCACTGCTCAGATTGCGGATGCAGCGATCACTGATGCTAAAATCGGTAGTCTATCAGCAACCAAGATTACCACTGGAACGCTAAACGCTTCAAATGTGAACATTATCAACTTAAATGCGAATAGCATTGTGTCGGGCACTTTAAATGCAATTGATCTGACTGGTGGGAGAATAACTCAGTCAGATTCCGGTGAATATAGTATGGAACTTCTAAAAGGGAGCATTTATTTTAGAAGAAGCACAAACGAATTAGCCAGAATCCAGCCTATCTATGTGTCGAAAGAACCTGTGGGATTAGCCATTGTGCAGATGCCTGGAGAGGTATTTTCAATAAATACCGGATCAGCAACTGATACAACTTCTATGCCAATCTTTCAAATTCCAGATACGTCTTCAAGAACGAATATGGAGTGGAAAATGTACGGTTTGGGAAATGTGGACGCAATAGTTAACTTCAACAACACAGTGAACGCAAAACTCAGATTTATTAGTACAAATACCGTGGAAGCAAAAAGAATTGTCACCGGTAACAAGGACAGCTATGTCATGCAAATGGATGGAGACAAATATCTTTCTGTGGAAGGAGAATATGGGGTTCGTATAAAGCATAATCAAAGTGGTTCATTATACACGCCAATTGAAGCTAAGTATAACCAGATAAAATTAGATGTTTACTCTGGAGCGAATATGACTTTAAAAACCGATCGATTAGAATTAAATAATGGCGGTGATAGTTATTTTTCTAATGCTCCTGCAGGTATTTCGCTAGGTCTGGATAGTACGCCAAGAATTTGGAGCATGGCCATTTATAATCGAACCTATTCTAGTGCATCAAATATGTTTATAACAAATGCAGGAACTATAGGTCGATCGACTTCTGCAAGAAAGTATAAAGAAGATATTCAAGTGGCCGATGAAGTAATTTCTAAAGCAAAACGGTTTTTGTCTATTCTCCCTTCATCTTGGTACGATAAAGCTGAAATTGCTCGCGGAGACAAACCACAAAGGCATTACGGGTTTGTGGCTGATGATTTCGATAATAAAGGATTAAAGGAAGTCGTTTTATATGGTTCTTCTGGTCAAGTTGAAGGTTTAGCTTATGATCGTTTGACCATGTATCAAAATGTTATCCTTAGTGATCATGAGCAGGAGATCCAATCTCTAAAAAAAGAAGTAAGTCAATTGAAAAACAAACTAAAAGAGTTAGAAGCTGCATAGCTTCTAACTCTTATTTTATGGAGGAATTACAATGAAAATCACTTTAAAGAACAGCGAATTAGCGCCGGCAATCAATTTCTTAGAAGATATGACACTCAAGGCAAACAAAGACAGCCGCCATCGTACAAAATTAGTCAAGCGGATCCGAGAAGCGTTCAAAGAATTATCAGATGAAGAAAAGGCACTCATGGAAAAATTCAATTTGTTGGATGAAAATGGACAACTAAAAGATGGCGAGAGTCAAGATGCGAAAGATGTAGCTGGATTCAACAAGGAACAAGCAATCCTCATGGAAGAAGAAGTCGTAATTGAAGGTGGCATGTATGCCCGGAATTTTGATGAAATTCCTCGAATCTTAGAAGACTACGATGGCATGTTATCCGGAAAGGACGCCGAAGTATATGATCGGCTGCTAGATGAGTTTGAAAAGGAAAACGTTGAGTAACTAGCTTTCTAAAAAAAAAATTGGAGGAAACTATCATGGCATTAGGAGTTAAAAAATCAATTAGTATCACTGGTGAATCAAAAGTCAATGGACAACAAGCAATTTACTTATCCGCAAATGTCACAACAGACAGTGCAGGAAACACCACTATTAACCAATCGATCACGGATCAAAATCTATATCGGCAGAATCGCGTGGAATGCCGTAAGGACGTTGACGAGTTTCAAGAAAAAGTCTGGGCTATTGAAGATGATTTATTAAATGAAGTGGAGGAGCAGGCGTAAAGCTTGCTCTTTTTAGTTTATGAAAGTAGGTGGCATATGTTCAGTTGGGGGAAATTAGAATGAAAGAATTTTTGGAGATCAATAGTTTTTGGGCAGCAGTATTTGGCAGCGGCTTACTGGCTACCCTTTGGCGAGTAGGTACATGGGTCACTAAGCTAGTTAAAGCTAAAAGGGCTGAGAACGAACTTAGGGAGCAGACAATCACAGCTTTAGAAACGGCAAATAATGACCAAGATAAACGTCTACAAAAAGTAGAAGATTATCAAGCAATGGCAGAGGTCAGAAGTCAGAAAATCGTTAAAGCTGAGAAAGCTTCTTTGCACAACCAAATTTGGAACAAAGCAGATGAGTACATTAAGCGTGGATATATCACTGTTGGTGAGTTGAACAACTTTGATTATCTATTTGAAGCCTATAAGAATCTAGGTGGAAATGGAACTGGCGACACATTACGTGCCAAGGTATCTAATTTAAATGTACGTGATGAAGGTATTCTGCAACAAAAAGAAATTGATGAACATTAGGAGGAACTATCATGAAATTAACAAACAAACAGTATGATCTAGCTAAAAAAGTTTTAACCGTTGGGGTGCCAGGTATCACGGCGTTTATCGTAACTCTAGGTGGTTTATATGGATTTTCAACAGAAATCATTGTTGGGACGATCACGGCTGCTGCAACTTTAGCCGGTGTGTTCTTGAATATCGCTAGCAGCCAATATCAAGATGAACAAAAACTAGATTATGGAGACGGTCAGGAGTTCACAGATAAGAAGGAGGAATAATCCATGTCTTCAATTGAAAATATGATCAAATGGTTTCTAGACCGTGAAGGTAAAGTAAACTATTCAATGACAAGTCGTTTGGGTCCTAAAAGCTACGACTGTTCTTCTGCAGTATTCTTGGCCATGATCGCAGGTGGTTTTCTACCTAGCGGGTCCATGGGTAACACTGAAACATTATTTGCAATGTCAGGTACTAAATTGAAAGAAATTAGTCGATCAGAAGTGAAGCGTGGAGATATTTTTGTTGCTGGTACTCCTGGTCAGTCTAATGGGTCAGGGGGACATACAGGTATCTTCCTAAGTAATAAGAGTTTCATTCATTGTTCATACTATTGGAACGGAATCCATACCGATAGCCATGACTCGTACATGAGCACTCGTCTGCCACATCATTTTTATCGTATTGTAGCTACAGAAAATACAACCACAGGCGGAAAATCTATTGAAGCGGTAGCTAGAGAAGTGATTAATGGATTGTGGGGAAATGGTGACGCAAGAAATGCGGCATTAAAAGCTGCAGGATATGATGCGACTCAGGTGCAAAATAAAGTGAACAGTCTGTTATCTGGCAACACATCCTCGAACATTGTTGAGCAATTTACAACTTTATCCGTTGATGGCAAGTGGGGACCTGCAGTAACCACACGTCTGCAAGAGTATCACGATACCTACAAGGATGGCGAAGTAAGTCACCAATACAAAGAAGCGTGTAACGCTAACTTGTATTCGGCACAATTCGACACTACATTGATCGGATCTGACCTTATTCGTGCTATTCAGAAGGTCTTGAAAGCAAAAGGCTACTACAATGGTGCAGTTGACGGCTTGTGTGGAAAGAACACAATCAAAGCAATGCAACAAGCTTTGGGTACCACACAAGATGGAATCATCAGCCCGACTTCAAATATGGTGAAAGCATTGCAAACAGCATTGAACAATAATAAACTTCCA